ACTGGGGGCAATTTCCATACTTGACGGGAAAGATAAAACCCAAGACAAAGGTGCGATTCCCAAGGTATTATCGGACGCTTTGGCGGTAAGTTTTGACAACTCAGTTGGCCACGATTACCTAGAAAATTCGGAAGAACGATATGAATTCTACCATCGTAAAGAAGAACGAATCCCCTTTGATTTGGATTTCTTTAACAAGATCACAAAAGGTGGTCTACCTACTAAAACGCTTAATATCGCTCTTGCCGGAACTGGCGTGGGAAAAAGTTTGTTCATGTGCCATGTGGCTGCAGGATGTATGGTTCAAGGCAAGAATGTACTTTACATCACCATGGAAATGGCTGAAGAAAAGATTGCAGAAAGAATAGATGCGAATCTATTGAATGTCACAGTTGATGACCTTGTAAATTTACCGAAAGAAATGTATGATAAGAAAATTGCTAAACTTCGTGAAAAGACAGTTGGAAAACTTATCATCAAAGAATATCCTACAGCATCTGCGAGCACCACTCATTTTCGTACCTTACTCAATGAGCTCAATCTTAAAAAGTCTTTTGTTCCTGATATTATCTTTATTGATTATCTTAACATTTGTTGCAGTGCTAGAGTTAAAGCTGGTGCTAACGTCAACAGTTACACCTATGTTAAGGCTATTGCCGAAGAGCTGCGTGGACTTGCAGTTGAATACGGAGTACCAATTGTATCTGCTACACAAACAACAAGAAGTGGTTTTACTTCATCCGACCCAGGACTTGAGGACACAAGTGAGAGTTTTGGTCTGCCAGCAACCGCAGACTTGATGTTTGCTTTGATTTCTTCCGAAGAATTGGAAGAACTTGGCCAGATTATGGTGAAACAGTTGAAGAATCGTTACTCCGATCCAACAATGTACAAAAGATTCACCTTGGGTATTGACAGAGCAAAGATGCGCCTGTATGATGTGGAACAATCTGGTCAAGAGGGCATTACTGATTCTGGTCAACCAGATAAACCACTCAACACATTTGGTAACAGAGAAAAACCACAGAAGAAATCATTTGATGGATTTAAAGTATGAATTTAACTAAAGATGAAGCCCTACATTGTGCTAAAGTATTTCAAGATTACTTTGGTAACTTTCATCGTGTGGATGAATATATGCGTGACCAGAAATTGGCATCTTTGTCTGGTCTATCTTCCAATCCTTTGTTTCCATTAGAAGATGATTTATTCTCAGACTTCACAATGCATCCAAATGATATGGATTTTGAAGTACTTGAAATACCACAAGAGACTTGGGAAACATTACTGAATATTACCAGTTCACACATCAACATTTCACCAGTTGGCCGTCAGATAAGATTGGCCGTCAAAGAGAAGAACACAGGAAAGTTCGTTGGATTTATTCGATTAGGTTCACCTGTAATCAACATGAAGCCACGCAATGAAATGCTTGGCCAAGTGTTTACACAGAAACCGGAGTGGTCCAAGCGATTCAATGGTTCTTCAATGATGGGTTTTGTCATTGTGCCAGCGCAACCTTTCGGTTTCAATTATCTTGGCGGAAAGTTACTTGCAGGTATATGTACCTCACATGAAGTCCGAGAAATCGTAAACAAAAAGTATGGTATGAATCTGTGTTTATTTGAAACTACCAGTTTGTATGGAAGTTCCAAAACTGTGTCACAATATGACGGTATGAAACCTTATATTCGATATAAAGGTTTGACTGATAGTGATTTTATTCCAATGATGCACGGCAAACCTTATGAAGATTTACGGAACTTTGTGGAAGATAAGGTTGGTGATATTGTTGATGAAGATGTTTCAAGTAAGAAGTTAAAGACAACTATGAGAATCATAGCTTTAACTAAATCTGCACTTAAAGGCCAACCTGAAGGGGCATCATTCTTAGAAACGATTGTCAATGCAAAAAAGTTGACAGAACAAAAAAGATATTACATCAGTGATTATGGTTTCAAAAACATGGTAGACTATGTTAACTGTAAGACCGATATGCTTATTCCTGGTGAAAACTATGAGAAACACAATCTGGTAAACTTGATTGCATGGTGGAAGAACAAGGCATCTAACCGGTTTGACACACTAAAGAATGAGAATAGATTGAGAACCGAGTTGGAGGTTTGGACTTCTGGAAAGCCTATTGATATTATCAGATAAATACTCTTGTGATATAAAGACTAAATAATAAATTATAACAACAGGAATTGAAATGGCCGATTTGGGTAGTAAAGCCACTGATGGTAGATTATCTTTCATAAAATATGTAACAGAAAATAAAAGATTTTCCGAAATCGAATTTGAAATCGAAAAGGGAAAGTCTACTGTTCTGTATACCAAGAAAGGTAAAAATCTAGTTGCTGGAACTAAAGAATTTAAGGCCGGAACCAAAATTAAAATAACCAATTCGGATATGTTTGAGGTCGGTAAGTTGAAGATGGCTTCAGTAAAAATTGGTCAAACTGCTGGTTATATTCCAATCAATACAATTCGTAAACCAACGGGTGGTAATGGCACACAATATGAAGATGAAGTTGTTGATGCACTCAATGCTTATATTTTAGATGCTGGTGGAAAAATTGATGTTAAATTGAAAGGTGACAACAAAATCTACAAAGATATTTCTTATGCTATAAAAGTTGATTCATCAATCAAACAAAAAGCGGGTGTCAAAGGAGATCCTAAAGCGGACATTATTCTTTGCAAAGATAAAAAAAGTCCTACTGTAGTCGGTTCGATTTATATTTCTCATAAAAAAGAAGGTGGACCAGAAGCTTTTCAACAATATGGTGGTTTATCTGAACAAGCCGGTGAACACATATACAAGCATCCCCTTGTTCAAAAATTTTTAGGAGAAGTTGCTAAAGTTATTGGTAATAACAATCAACTTCCTGTGCCAGTTATGGGTGAATTCACAGATGATGAACTTGCCAATATGTCGATTTATGGACCAGAATATGGTCATGCATTTTCTTTGCAACACACACAGTTGATTGGCCAAGGTAAACCTGTGTTTAATAACAAGAACAAATGTGTAGAGCTTGACTTCTCCAGTCATATGAGTTTGTCTGGTGACTTATCACATTTTAAAGGTGGATACTTACCAGTATTTGGTGCAACATTTCGAGCCGGCCGAGGTTTCACCTATAAGAATAAACGTTATAATGGCGCCCGTGTAGCTATTTACCCATACAAGTTAATGGCTACCAGGGGCGACCTATTAATAGTAAAAATTAAAAAGTAAAATCTACAATTTCAAACTTTAAACATTAAAATGGCACTAACTGATTTCGATAAGATTTTAAAAAGTTATGAAGATTCTGAAGATGATTTCGGATTCTCAGCCGTTTCTGAACAAGAATATAACTCAGCCATTAAAGAGAGTGTTAAGACTGTAGAAACAGTTAAAAATACTTTATCTGAAACTGAACAACGAATGGCTGAACTAGAGAAGATGATTATCCCTTTCCTGAAGAAACTACATAGTACAGGTGATAAGGAATACATCTATTGGCCAAACCGTAAACCTGCAATTGAAAAACAAATAGAGAAAATATTAAAACTGACTAGAGGATGATTTATGTCTGCGACTGTGATTTTGCCAACTACTGGTGTTCCAGAGTTGAGAGGTGCTGTTCAGAGTGTACTTGAACAGACTTATGATACTAAATGTTATGTTGTTGCTGATGGTATCAAGTACCATTCAAAAACCAGAATAATAACAGATGATTTTTTAAGCCGAAAAAATCTAGAAAGATGTTATCTACCAATCAATGTCGGTGCCAATGGCTTCTATGGCCACCGAACCTATGCCGCTTTCACTCACCTAGTTGATAGCAAATATGTCTTATATTTGGATCAAGATTGTTGGCTCGATTCTGACCATGTTGAGAGTTGTATCCAAACAATCGAAAAAAATGATTTGGACTGGTCATATTCACTCAGAAAAATATACGACAAAGATGGTAACTTCATTACAAATGATGACTGTGAATCACTAGGTAAATGGCAATCTTATCATGGCATTAATCATATAGATACAAATTGCTATTGCCTCAAGACTGAGGTTGCGATAAAATTGGCACATGTATGGCATGGTGGTTGGGGTCAAGATAGAGTTTGGTTGCAAGTATTATCACAATATTTTCCCAAGTTTGATTGTACCAGAAAATACACAGTAAACTATAGAGTAGATGGCAACGCAGGTTCCGTCAACGCAGATTTCTTTCACAATGGTAATAAAGTAATGAATGAAAAATATAATGGAGTTTTCCCATGGCAAAAAACTTAATAATCGGTGCATTTACAGGTTATAATTACAATCAATTAAAACCGTGGGTCGAATCAATTGATTCTTGTGGTTTTGTTGGTGATAAAGTGATGGTCGTTGGTGATGCATCAAATGAAACTAAAGATGAATTGAAGAAACGGGGATTCAAACTTCATGGTATGCCAAGAATTAATGCACCAATTCATGTTGCAAGATTCTGGTCAATTTATGATTTTCTTTACGACAACTGGGAAGATTATGATATTGTTGTGACCACAGATGTTAAAGATGTATATTTTCAAAAAGACCCATGTGAATGGATTGAAAAAAAGATATTTAGAAAATATTTGGTTGCCGGATCAGAATCTTTGCGTTACAAAGATGAATCTTGGGGTGATGAAAATCTCATGCAGGCCTACGGTCCAGAGGTACATGAAAGATTTAAAAACAACATCATCTATAATGTAGGAACCTTTGGTGGTAGATCCAACTATGTTAGAGATATGTGTTTCAACATCTTCACCAATTCACTCAACAGGCCAATTCCTATCGTTGACCAGGCGGTCTATAATGTGTTGATAAACACACAACCCTACAGAGATAATGTACTCTTTACTGACCATGAAGATGGTTGGGCAATACAGTTGGGTACAACAGGTGACCCAACAAAGATGGAACGATTTAGGCCAAATTTGGTTGAACCTGAACCACTATTCGATTACAATAAAAAAGTAATCACAACATCCAATGGCACACCACATTGTATTGTACACCAATATGACCGTGTGCCAATTTGGCAAAGTTTGGTTAGAAATATGTTTAACCAGGAAGACCCCAATCAATTTTTTACATATAGGACCGCATAATGAGTGATATTATTACATTTAACACAGAGACACAGGCATTTAATGGATATCAAATGTGTTCTGGCCACGGGCTTGGAGCAATGATTAAAGGCATGGTTAATCCTGTCGGTTTGGAAATTGGTTGTGATATTGGTGATACAAGTAACTTTTTACTTGACTCCAATCCAACACTCAACCTAACATCAGTTGATCCATACACAACCTATGTCGATTGGAATGGCAATCACCTTTCAGGTAGAGAAGAAATGTATCAAGGTGTTGTGAAGCGATTGGCTGGTTATTCCAACCGATTCACCTTGGTTCGTAGAACATCCGATGATGCAGTTGAATTGTTTAAAGATGACACCTTTGATATCATCTTTATTGATGGCCTACATACATACGAACAATTAACCAAAGAT